TAACCACGTTCATTGACCCAAGTCGCCTCAGGCATATTGAGGTAATACTTCAGGCGGTCAACAGCCTCTTCCCACAATTGGTAGAACGTCAGTTCACGGGCAAAGTAAAAAGCATTCCTTGGGCAATGTGGGTCTTCCTCTACGGCCATGCGTAGGAGAGGCAAGTATTGCCCTCTGGACTTGGTAGGGTCAGGGTAATGGCTGACCAATAACTTGTCGGTATGAGCGTAGACTTCTTGTATGCGCTTGTCCGGTACAGGATACTCATGGACAGGGTGATGCCAATGATAGCCATGACGGGCAAAGATTTTTTCGTAATAGAACCTGATGCCAGCACCCCAGTCAAACTGATAGCGCAGACGGGTTGTACCTTCAACCCAGACACGTTCTATTTCTTCCCGCCAACCTGGCTCCATGACTTCATCTAGGTCCAGAGCAATAACAACATCAATGTCTTTGGGGAGGAGTGCAATAGCGGCATTTCTCGCATGGTCAAAGCGCCAAGGGGAAATGCAGATGTGATGGACGGTTGCACCGCATTCTTCAGCAACATTAACGGTGTCGTCTGTGGAACCAGTATCAGCAATTTGAATCAGGTCAGCCTCTTTTGCAGATTCGCAAAAACGCTGAACAAATTGTGATTCGTTTTTGCTGATGGCCGAGATGGCAATCTTTAGTTTGCGGTACACATAAACCCCGATTTCTTGATCAATCTGGTACTCTGTGGGCTTGCCAAACAATTCAATAAATTGTTCGTGTGAATAGTTATCCACTATGTGCTTTTCATAGGGATTGTTGTCGTATTCATCTTGGGGGTAGTAGCCCAAGGGAATGCTGACAATGACTGTTCGGCATGATGACTTGAGATTTGTTAGCAGTGCTTTGGCATCATCAGATGTCATGTGTTCCAGCACATCGCCAACAAAAGCCATATCAAAATTTGTATAGTCAATTGTCCTGGCATCGGCGCAAATGACTTCATCGTATAGATCATGAAGCCCATACTTTTCAATATAGGGTTGCCAGATTTCTACGGCGGTCCAGTGACTTGATAGTTCGGGGAAAAGTTTTTTGTATGTGCCACTACCAGCACCAATGTCTACAATTCTTTTCCCCGCCAGACGCAAAGACTTAATGTAGTCTTTGCCCGATGCCGAGCTGAACGGCATATTTATGCTTGGGGTTCAGCAGGAGCTTCAACAGGAACTTGCTCATTGGCAAGTTTAATTAAGTCAGTGACCAAACCATAAACTTCTTTGACAGGACGTTCTGCCAAGTAGTTCATGATCATGTCAAAAGTTGTTTTGGGAACATTAATCGAAGTTGGTGCATCAGACATCATGAATCCTAAAAAAGTTAAAGAGGAATAAATTATTACACAATTTTAGGTAGGTTCAGACGGCCAAGTCATAGTCCACGGAAAGCCAGTTTCTTTAGGCAAGTCACGCAAGGCTTGGCGGTATGTTGCCCATGCTGTTTTATCTACTGGCGCATCAGCAACTTGTGTCCAATCGCATTTAGACAGCTTATCGTCACGTTGTTGGCGTACCGATGTTGCTTGGGCTGCGTCAGTTGCGGCTTTAGCGTCAGCGTCCATGTCGTTCACGACAAACGATGTGTACCATTGACCGTTTTCTTGAACAGCAGGGCCAGCACTAGCGACTTGGTAGTGTGTCAGCGTAGGACTAGGCCCATCAAACACCACATCGGCTTGCAATTCATTAAGAATTTCAGTAGTGGTTTGACCCCATGTAGGGCCGCTGTTAGAGGCAATGTATTGTCGGAAGGTTTCCTCAAACATTACTTGTCCATTTGAGCGTAGTCGAATTTGCATGATGTGTCCTTATGCGATAGCCAAGAAGATGAACGAACCGCCAGATGTATTTACTGGTGACGCTGATGTAAGCGTAAAACCACCGCTTGAGGCGTATGTTCCGTTGTTGCCTGTGGTTTGTGCATTTGTTGTATCCCATTGCAAATATGGGCTAGAACCTGATGTTAGTCCATTTGCGCTATCCCAAACATACCAATCACCAGTAGAGTCTGTACGTTTTGCAAGAATAAACCTAGCGCCTCCAGCGCCAAATCCGCAAGAAATTGTTTGTGTTGCGCCTGTGCCTGTGTATAAGCCTACTTTGGAAACGCCGGGGCAAGTGGCAAATAAATACGCTACATAAGTGCTTCCGCTACCATTTACACCATTACTTCCAACAGAAAAAACAGAATTTGTCGGAGTTGTATTATTCCAAACTGCTGATGTAGGCGTTGAAGCATTATTAGCATCTAAATATAAAGTATTACCTGCACCTGTTGTTTTGTTATAAACATACCAATCATAAGTATCACTTCTAGATTTAATAATAATTAATTCCGGAACAACAGTTAAATTATGGTTTATTGTTGTAGCACTTCCTGTTCCCGTATAGCAAACCTCATCAAAGAAGCTGGGGGCGCGTCTGAAATTCCAATAACTAAAAGTGCTAGAACTAGAAATACTATTATAATTAAAATAATCTAAATAACCAGTGTTATTATCAAAAGTCATTCCATGAGAATTACCAGTTTCACTATTATTTTTTGCAGTTGTTAAATACACATTATTTGTTTGATAAGAACCCCTTAATCTATCAATAAAATTAGCTTTATTTGTACCATTATTAAGATTGTCAGAACTAGCAGATAAATCAACAACAAAATTAGTTGTAACTGTATCTGCTGAACCGCTGACCGATATTACACTTGGCGCAAACACCTTAGTCGGGTCAGTAGGCACAGCCATTGGGCCTCTGCGTATGGCTATGTAGATATAAGTACCCCCTCCATTAAAAAATCCATCCGCTGCCAAAGTGTAAATTCCTGTTGCATTTATTCTTAATGCTGGATTTTGTATACTTTCGGCTTGAGCAGAATTTGGGAAAAGTATATTATCACCTGCAACAGGATCCGCTACTAATCCTCTCATAGTGTCAAACAAATTCCAATCACCTGTTCCATTTGTTTGCTTTGTCAAAACCCATTGAGGTTCCCAACCTAAATTAACAGATGAATTTCCAAGCCCATCACAAGTAAACGACCCACAAGTAATCACATTGCCCGTACCCGTCAGGCCAAAGCCTCCTGCATTAGAGGCAAATAAGTAAGCTACATAAGTAGCGCCATTAGTGTTTAAACTATAACTAGCACCAGCATCCGCTGGATAACCAACGTTAAAATTAACTGAATTTGGGGGGGAACCAGCAAATATATTGTAATCTGTATAAGTTGCACTATTAGAATTTAACACTATTGGTTGTTGAGCTGCATTTGTAATTCCTTGATGATAAACAACCCATTGGCCTGTGCTATCTGTACGCTTAACAATGAAACATCCTGGGGTGCTTTTAAGATTATGAGGAATACTTCTGGCTGAACTTCCATCGCCCGTATACGTCACAATATCAAAAAACTTTGGCTGCTTGCGGAATGTCCATGAGGCGTAGTTAGCTAAACCAGTATTAACTCCTATACCAGAACTGTCGCTACCTAAATTAAATCCATTAGTATTAAATGAAGTTAATAAATCAGAAAAAGCTCCATAAGTATTTTGTTGACCAGTATTATTTGTTATCAAATAATTATTAACACCTCTTGCTGTGTCAAACAAGTTATTACCATAAGCAGATGACCTACTTTTAATCCAAACTAAACCGCCTTTTGTGGAAAGGTCAATATTGTTTGTTATTGTCAAAGCTGAAGCTGTACCCGTATACAAATAGGTACTAAACACATTCTCTATGTAATTAGGAACAGCAGCCGCACCACCGCCATACGCATCTTGCGTGTCATTACCCGAGGTCTGTTGCAATGGCATCGCTATTCCTTATTTGTATTGTGTCAGGCTTGCCAATACGGTATATGCGGCACTTCCTGTTTTAACGACCGCATACCTATAGACGTCAAGTCCAGACGCATTACCAGCACTAGGAGCGCCACCAATCCACTTAGGCGTCACCGATGTACCGTCAATCGTCACAGCGTTGTTGTAGTAAGCCGTAGAGCCTTGGGTAGTAATCAAAGTGAATGTCACCGACTGACCTGTTGACAAAGCCGTGTTCAACGATGTGCCAGAACTGAAGGCGATATTTAGCGTCCAGTTGTTAGCAGCGCTGGTTGTGTAGTATTGAACCGAGCCGCTTTGAACGTAAAAGTTAGTCGTAGCAGAAGGCGCAGCAGCCACCACATTGACCGTTTCGTTGCTATCCAGCAGGGTAGTGCCAAACGTGCTTGTAGAGCCGTTAAACGTCTGTGTTGCTGTCCAAGTATTCGAGTTAGCCGCCGAGAACGCAGTTGTTTGCGTGCTGCTGTCGCTAAATGTTACTGATGGCGATGAACCCGAAATTACCGTGGTCATAATTAGTTACCCCAAGTTTCTGTAGGAACAGCAGGAAAAGTTGCTGGTGTTGTGGGCGGATTGACTGCAATCGCACGAACAGCGTTGCGGTATGCAATGAAGTCTGCTTGGTTAGTCAGCTTGTGTGTACCAGTTGTCACGTCAGCATTGACGGTCCAATCAGTAGCAGACAACAAAGCGGAGGCTTCAACCTTGTTTTTAGCTTGAATCTGTTGGCCCTCATACGTTGTGTATGCGGCGTCCAGTTGTTCTTGCGTAGGTTGTGCACCCAGCTTCTCTGTATTCCAATGCAAGACCTGATCTGCTTGACCTTCAGGCTGACCAGTTTGGTAGTCGCCAGCGGAAAAAGCAATGTTGTTGACTGTAAGATATGCAACGATGGTGTCGTTAAGTGCTGCCATGATTAATCCTTAAGAAGAGATGCCGTATAAAGAAACTGTACCGCTAACAAAGTTATTTCCTCCTAAACCAAATTTAATAGCAGTTTTAGGATACCCCCCATATACATAACCAGTAACTTGATTTTGCTCACCATCTCCAGTAGTCGCAATGTTAGTCGGGTTAAGATCAGACAGAAAAAATTCAGTATAGTTTTGATCCATTCCAACAAATAAACATTGTCCGCTAAGTCCCGATGCTGTGTATTCAGTAGGATTATATGATTCAATAACTATATTAGTTGCATTTAAAGAGTTGACAGAATATAAAGTTCCTGTTCCATTATATGTTCTATTTGCTATTACGTAATTATAATAATTTGATGTAAGATAAGTTGGTGTTGATCCATATCCCAAATATAAATACGCCAGACCATTACTATTGGTATTTATATTATTAAAAATCATTAAGTATTTTTTATAGCCACTTAAGCCAGTAAATGCTATTGTTGCTTGGGTTCCTACGTTAATCGTTTGAATTAACGTCATCGCACCAGCACTAGGTGTAGTCCATGTAGGCGCAGCACCAGAGCCAGCGGAGGTCAGTACCTGACCGCTTGTACCGTAAGTAGGAGTAGACCCTACGCCCAAAGCCTGAGTGGTGTTTAGAGTTAGTGCTGGTGTGCCGTTGTTAGTCTGAAGCTGGAGAACACCAGAGGCATCTGCTGTGGTAATCAGACCGCTTGTAGAGCCGTTAGAGGCATTAATGATTGTGGTCATTTGTTGTCCTTAAGAGCTGATGCCGTAGAGGGATGCCGTTCCAGATGTAAAAGATCCAGAATCTGGAAATAATTTAACCGCAGTTATAATTGATGAATTAGAAACTTGACCATTTTTTATTATATTTCTTTGGTTGTAAGTTGTATCAAACATCCCAGAAGAAGTTAAACCTACAGTTTTTGAATTTGTAAAATTATACAAATAATAGGTTGCAGAAAGGTTTGTTGCCGCACTATCATAAGTCAAATTAATTTGAGCTTGATTTGCTTGAGTGTTTCCAGCAACTCCTCCATAATACTCAATAGATGTTAAATAATAACCACTTGTGATATAAGTTGGGCCAGCACCAGTACCAAATTGTAAATTTATATATGTGCCACCATTTACTAAACTATTTATAATTAAAACATAATTGTTGTACCCAGTTAATCCTGTCCAAGATAAACTAGAAGAACTAGAAGCAGTTTGTGTACTAATTAATGTCATGGCACTACTAAGCGGCGTACCAGAAACAGTAGGCGTACTGGCAAAGTTAACCACTTGACCGCTGCTAATGGTCATGGCTGTTGTAGGTGTAGAGCCTGTTTGAAAAACAAGCGTACCTGTTGTATCAGCAGTCTGGACTAATGCCGTTGTGCTGGTTGTTCCTGCTGCAATAGTGCTCATTTAAATTACCACCCATCTTTGACCAGAAGTAACCGTTACTGAATTACCGCTGTTGATTGTTACCGGCCCAACAGAAAAACCATTTTGGCCGCTAGAAATAGTTAAATTAGAAGAAACGGTTGTAAGGTTATAAACAATAGGAGCAACAGCGCCACTAGGAGCGGCCCATGATGCTGTTGTGCCATTGCTTGTTAGAACAGTTCCATTTGTACCAACAGAAGTTAATCCTGTACCACCATTAGCAATGCCAAGAGTTCCTGATAATGTGATCGCACCTGTTGTGCTTGTGCTAGGTGTAAAACCTGTTGTACCAGCACTAAAAGACGTTACACCACCAGTAGATGCTGCCCAAGTAGCAGTAGTTCCATTAGAGGTAAGAACATAGCCATTAGTGCCAATGCCCAAACGGGTGGCGCTATTGCTGCCGTTACCAATAATTAAATCACCGGATGTTGTAATAGGCGACAAAGCATTAAAAGCAGCAGAAGCCGTTGTCTGGCCTGTGCCGCCATAAGCAATACCAACAGCGTTGCCGTTCCATGTGCCGTTCGTATAAGAACCAGCCCAATTCAGCGTGTTGGTTGACCAGCTAGCATTAGAAGGAGCGGAATTGTGAAAATCCCACGAACCTGCTGCAATAGAGTTGCTCAACAAAACAACTGTTATGTAAGAACCTGTTTGAACAGTTGCAATCGTTGTTGCGGAATTGTTTTGAATAACAATTGTGCCGCTAGATTGATTGTTATTAAAAGTAAACGTAGCGCCATTTGGCAATGTAGTTGCATTAGGCAACTGAATTGTTTGACCGCCAGAACCAGTAATAGCCCAGTTTTGTACAGAGCCAGCAGTAAGCGTTATTGTTGTGCCGCTTGCAGCTTGGCTTGTATAACCTTCAAACAAACAATTTGTTGTTAGGTTTTTATTGGCATCAAATACTGGAATGCCATTAGCTACATTTATAGAGTAACTTGTACCCCAAGCTGTACCAGTTGAATTAGCAATACCAGCAGCAGGATAAACAGTAGGACCTTGACTGCCGGTTGGACCGGTAGGACCAGCGACTGTCGATGCTGCGCCTGTCGGTCCAGTAGGGCCTGTGCTTCCTGTGGAACCAGTAGGTCCGGTTGGCCCGATTGCTCCAGTTGTTCCTGTTGGTCCAGTTG